TTGTATGGGCCGTTTGTGAATCTTTCAGCGTACATGATAGAACTGTAAAGAGTCGCAGTGTTAAGTCCAAGAACACCGTTTGATGTAGCAGTCATAGATGGAGTTGTTGTAAACTCATCTGCGTTTGGTACGTCAAATACAGTGTAAACATTAGATTCGAGAGTTGTGTTACCAGTACCAGCGTTGATGTAAAGGATGTCTCCAGCCTTAAGTCCGTGGTTAGTAATAGAGATCTTACCGAAACTGAATGTAACTGATGGGTCAGTCGCAACCTGTATGTTATCAACTAGAGGTTTGTCGAGATAAATTGTTCGATAACTTCTGTCAATACCGATAATTCTCGTTCCAGTTGCAACACCAGCGTTACCAGCAACGAATTGTCCGAGAGTTAGATCATCGATACTAACTTGTGGGTCAATTGTAAGGTAAGAGTTACCAACAATACCGATAGTTGGGTCAGTGTTATTACCTTTAGTAACTGTGGTTCCAATACCAACACTTGCACCATGCACAACACCCTGTACTGCAACAGGCATGTTATTTGCACGAGTTACATAGTAACCGTAGATGTTTCCAGCAGGGCCAGTGAAAGTAAAAGTCTGTTCTGGGTATGTAGCAGTTGTTCCAGATCCAACGTTCTTAATTACCCATCTAGATCCGTTTAACAGAATACCGTACTGCTGGTTGTAATCTTGGTCAGATCTGTTGTTTACACAAACAGGATAACCAGTGTTTGCAGTAGTACCGTAACCATTAACGTTTCCGTCAATATATGGTTCAAAATACGCTGTTGCAGACGGAACATCCCCCTCGGCAGGAGTTGTGTTACTTGTAAAAAGTTTTAATACAAGATTTCGCGGTGATGTATCTTCTAAATCTGCGACAAAGTTATTCTGAGAAATCAGATAACGTAGCGACTCAATTTCACCAATATTAGGAACGAGTAATGCCATTGAAAAACTACCTCTAGGGGTCTAGTTGAACTAAGAACTAAATGTATTTATAATTTTAATTTTAGAGAGATTAGTAATCTCCTAATATTATTCACACTAATCACATCAAATCGGAGTATATCTCCAGCTGTGATAGTTGTTGTCCAATTATTTAGGACATCATCAAAGTATTTATTGGAATTAGATAATTGAACTCTCTGTGCAGCAGTTATACTATTGAAATTTGGATAATCTGCAAACGAAGCTTTACCAATATCAAGGACTATATCACCTGTTTGATCTGCCAAAACTCTTATATTCTCTATGACTCCAGTAACATCTATTGTAAGTTTACCTTTGTCTCCAACTTGCATTGGAAGACTTCCACTATCAATAACGTAATTTACAGTCCTTGTTAAATCTGCAACTGCAGCAAGGGCAATGATTACTACATCATCACTTACAGCTGGGGGTGTTGTAAATACAATCTTATCACCAGATATATTATAATCGTTTGACGGATCTAAGAAAAGACCATTTTTAGTAACAATAAGTTGTTGATTATTGTTAGCATTATATGGAGCTCCTTGATCATTTAGGTTAAATGTAGTTTCAGCACCATCTTGTACTGGTGTTTTCCCAATAATGATATTACCATATTGGATTGACTTTGAGGGAATCTCATAGTCTACACCGACATTGTACTTGCCAGGTTCATTTAACGTTACTAGATAATCTGCCATTACGTTACGCCTGGAATTACTAAAACATTTCCTTGTATTGGTCTAGTCTTATACGCATTTGGCGAAGTTAGAACCAGATCATACACATACCTCCCACCCTCTATGGTCGTGGTAATAGTACTAGCCATAGCTACCTTTATCTGACCATTCACCCTATTAGGGAATGAAACAACAAAGGAATTAAACTTTGTTGCAGCAGGGTGTTTTTTTATTTTAGCTTCTCCAGTGTAACCAGTTAAATTCAAAGAACTTGCATCTTCATTTCTGATAGTAAAAGTTGCTTCAAAATCTACACCTTGATCTAAAACTAAATTGATGTTCCTTGCTGTCATCTGTCAAAGGGAGGTTTTAGTTATTTATCTAATTTGTTTAAAATTAGTTTCATCATATCTTTAAGTTCATCAACATCATTCTTTAGTTTATCCATTTCGTTCGACTCTCTCAACTTTTGTTGTTTCAATTTTAAATAACGATCATACTCAGAATCAGAACAATTTAAGATTGCACCTGATTCTTCATCTCTGTAAAGAGATCCACTATCTTTTACTTTTATCTTATTCATTAGATGGAAGCAATTGCTCTCAAGTCACGGATCTTAGGAACATAAGCAAAGTTAGTACCAGACATCACAATCTTGATTTGGAATCCATTAAACTGTGGAAGATTAGTAGCATTAAACTCATATTCTTTATAATCCGACTCTGTGGAAGATGAGAGAACTCTTCTATCAGGTCTACCATCATTCTTCGATGGATCTATAACTCTACCATCAACATCTAGGTTATTGAAGCCAGGGAATAGTTCAAATAACTGGTATTGTGGAGGAGCATCAATTCTGAATATTCTGTATAGAACTCGAATATCATTTGTTGAGTGTCTATATGCATCAAACATAACCTTCAATCCATCTGCAGCCTTTTCAAGATTTACAATTTTAGATAGGTAAATTGCAGCACTAGGATCTTGGTCTATTGAATTTACTCTACGATCTGTTGCATAATCTGTTATCTTAGAGTTGATTCTATCCATAACAGTAATCATATTGACTCTATCTAAGTCAATCATAGGACTCACTTTAGGATCTTCTGTGTTTAAGAAAGTTTGTAAAGTAAATGATTTTCTGCCCTCAAAATCAATTAGTTTATCTAATTCATTTTGTTTAGAAGCAATAATTCTAGGAGTGCTAAGATAATTATTACTTTGTAATGATACTGGTTCGTATCCTTGATCAACAAACGCTTGTAAATTACCATCAGGACTATTTCCACTGAAAGTTCTAATTCTTGCACTTATATCAGTTCCCTCTGGAAGTAGTGTAGCTACGTTAGGTCTAACAATATTGAATGGTATATTCTGTGTTGCCATAGGGCCATATGGAACTCCAACTTGAACAAATGCTTGATCGTAACTACCACCAGATTTATTCTCACTAAAGAATAGTTCTGGGAATCCACTAGAATTTCCAGTGGATCTATCTACTCCACGACTTGACACCCCTACCTTAATCCAATAAGAGTCAACATCTACTGGATAGATCGCACTATCAGTATCTAAGAATCTATGAGATGCGTTTATTCTCCTAAGAGACACGCCATTTAATTCATACTTGAATATTTTATCATTGATACTATAATCTCCAGCTTTAGTTTCATCCATCGACCTTGTAATATTATTCAAGGTTGAAGTTGTGGTTGTAACACCAGTGTATTTTATAATTTCATTTCCAATCTTAAGGTAGCCTGGATTTGAACTATTAACCTCTAAATTTTCAAATGATGTAAAGATTCCAATAGATGATACAGTGATATCCTCTGTACTAGATGAATCTATTGTAGATGTAATCTTCTCTGGTTTAACATCAGACTCAACTCCAGAAAGAGTAACTAAGTCTAACGGAGAGTACATACCGTGATTTGAATGTCTCACACGGAAATGTAATCCATCAGTGATATTATTGAGGAAGTTAATAGAACCACCATTTACAACACTTGTTCCACCACCACCAACATATACAATAGAAGAAGATGAATCTACTTTTGGTATACCTTGAATATTATCAATAACTAAAGTATTGAAAGCACTAATAACACCGACATTATTTGGAATTGATAGTAATAAATCCTTACCAAATCCACCTGTATTAGATGCATCGACTGTCAATACATCACCAGCTGCGTAACCAGTTCCACCTATTGCCACAGTTGCAGCTGTAGCTACTCTATTGTCAACAGTTAAGTTGACAGTTGCACCTGATCCTCTACCAAATTTTGATATAAGTGGCACATTAGAATAAACAACAGATGTTGCAGAAAAACCACTACCACCATTAGTGATAGTAAGATCACTACCAACACCAATCGCACCTAGAACTTTAGTTAAGTTAGCACTAAAGTTTGGATTAGCTTGTTGATATATTGTAGTTCCTTCTGTCAAACCAGCTTGTTCTGCTGATGTCAAACTCTTTCCTAATCCAACAACAGCACTCTTTGCAAGCATGTCTATTGGGTTTGGTGCAAGAGACACAATTTGTCTGTTTCCAATATCAAGATCTGGGTTGTAGAAGTTTACTCTACCCTCAGATTCTGTGAAGTTTGCTCTGTATAACTCAAACTTCAAATCTTCTAACTGACTAGGATCCCATGTAGCACCGTTCTGTGATTTGAATAATGAACCAAGTAAAGGTTGTTGGGATACAATTATTTTCTCAGAGTCTGCCGAATTAACAGTGGTTATATCCTCTTCTCCCATCCTAGAGATATGAACAAAATATTCATTAGATGCAGATAGAAGAACCAAAGCAAATTCACCTCCACCTTCACAATAAACAGGTGAAGGGAATGTAAATGTTGTCTTAGCAGATGCGTCATCAGATACAACTACCTGATCAGGATCAAGAATACATTCACCAAATGGTAAGATTTCTTGTGTAGGTAAACCTATCTTTAATGTTCTTACCTGTAAAGTAACTGGTAGTTGATTTGTATCTTTTGCTTGGAAGTAAACATCACACTTAGTAAGGAATACTCCATTGATATCGGGAACTTCAAATGACTGAGCGAGAGGGTCAACCCATCTTGTCTGGGTAGTGGATCTATTTGTAAATGTAGTACCTACAGTCAACCTCTTACTTGTGTCTGTGAGAGTTCTATCTTCGGATTGAGGTATTCTTTGAACATCTGCATTTCTCATTCTCAAAGTAGATGCCTCTACAGTTTGCAATGTACCAGATGCAGTAAAGGTTGCCTCACCTGAACTATCTGTGAATCCTGAAATGGTTGAGTTAGTAGAACTTGTTGATAATGTAAATGTCTTAGTACCTGTGCTGAATGTGGGTGCAGAAGGAACTGTGGGATCAGGTAAGAATAATGATCCGATGAGTGTTCCTGACTTATCAGTTATCAGTCTGATTGCAGTTACTATTGCGATAGCTCCACTAGACTGACCAATCAACTTCATACCATTAGCAATATAACCATAGAAACCAGATGCAGCTTGTAATTCTAGTGATGCAGTATCTACGTTTAGTATTGTAGTTGTAGATGAATATGTGGATGAAATACTAGAAGCGGGATCATATGGATTTTGTTTGTAAACTTGAGAAGGATTATTATATGGCCCATATTTGTGATTCTGATTTGCAAGTCTGAATCTAATTGCATCAGTATTACTATTTGGCCTACTTCCTTCTACAATTTCACCAGCACCAAATGTGCCACTCACCATTGTAATTTCTACAAGTTTAGGTATGACATACTTCTGCATGTCAATATTATCAAAGAATGGATAAAGTCTTGTATTAGGTTTCAGTCTTCTAGTAACAAACTCAATATTTCTAGATCGCATAGTAGCGATAACTTCTGTGTTTACAACCTTGTCACCAAGACTTGTAGTATCAAATCTTTCACCAACACGGAACTGTATACCTTGTCTTGTTTGGTTTGTAGTTGTTGTGGTTGTCTCTTCTTTAAATTCAGTCTTGGCATCCTGATAATTTTTGGTTGTAGTAATGGGAATACCTCTACCACAAACATACTTACCTCTTACTGTTGAAGAACCAGTAAGTTTAGTCTTAGTATCGCTGTAAAGTGTTGGCCCTAAAGTTGAACTTGATCCAGTCCATGTTGTTTCCCATGAACCCCAATCAACAGGTGAGAGACCAGTATTACTATCAGCCCCAGTGATTCCCATCGTGGAGTTGAAACTACCTTCAATATCATAGGTAGCAGCAGTTCTTCTGGTTTCAATCCATGTATCTGTGGCAGGATTTAATTCTACCTGTCCAATCCAGTTAACAACAGCAAATGGGTTTACGTTTACAATACGAGTTGCAAACTTGTTTTCTAAGAAAACAGTATCATCATAATTTAAACATACGACATCACCAATCCTCTTGACGTTTGAATCACCAAGATCTTCTGCATATCTGAAATCAGCAGATGGGTTTGAAGATGTTGCAGCACCAACAATTGCTTCTGATCCCAATAATAAGTCAATAGATGTTGTATAATGTTGTGGTCTTAATCTACCTTCAACAGCATCAATAGATGATTTGTATTGTCTATTAGTTACATCACCACTAGATACGGATTTAAAGTTGTCAACAAAGAAACCAGACTTGAATCTATCAAGGTTAGTCTGAGGATCTTTAAGAGACATTGAACCTGTTTCTACTTCAAGTAGAGACAATGAAGTGTAATATTCAACGTTCTTCAATCTATTTTCAAGCTGATTGATATCCTTCATTCGATATCTCTTATACTTGGCAAGAGTTAATCCTACTTCTCTAGTATCATAGACATATGGAGGAAGTTGAATCGTTGCAACTTCCAAAGCATTATCAATAGTGTTTGGAAGTTTTGGTAACTCAGATGGAACACCTTGAGATAAAGTAAAGATACCCTCTTTACTTAAGAATAACTTGTCAATTCTTCCAAGATAATATTCATATGATAAGTTGAAAGATTTATCTTTTGCGACAATATGAGATGAGGATGATGATCCAGGCGCGAACTGTCTGGCACTAAACTCCCAAGGAGCTCTACCAGCAACTGATCCAACAACTCTTGGTCTTAAGTCAATGATATCTGAACCATATCTTCCTCCGATAAAAGGTAGAGAATCGGAATATAAATCAGAATCATACGAGTTTACAGTTACAAAATCGCCTGGGTCTGAATCGTCAATAATATAATTGTTATAAACAATAGTTAATTTTCTAGTAGGAGCCTCAGAACCTTGTTTCCTTTCGATAGCTGAAAAATCAACATAGTCTAATCTCTGGCCAGGATCAAATGTAAAGTTATTTCTAATATCTCTGTCGCCAGGAATAAATGTCTGAACTATACCTTGAACATTTGTCTCTTCAAAAGTAACTTCTTCACCAACTTGGAAAGTGTTTTCGTTTTGATAAACAAAGTCAACTTCATTACTACCATTTGTAGAAACAAAAATAGCAGATGCACCAGAACTCTTACCAATTATAGCTTCTCCCTGTAACGCATTTAAGATGTTAGAGTTTAAATTAGTAAGTTGAAGAACTGGGAACTGTGGATCTGATGTTGTGGATGATTCTAATACAGCAAGAACATATGCAACGTCACAAACTCCCAAAGATATTCTTCTATCTTGAACTCTATTACCATAGGTTGTACTATATGTTAATCCATCGTTCAATTTCATTAATCCAGTGCCTGACTGGGTTTTATTGGATTGATTAACTGTATATGTTGTCGCTCTCTTAAATACCTTAGATTTTGGTTTTACGTTTACTTTCTTCCAAGTTACTGTTAACACAGCAGCACCAGAAGCAGTGTCTAATCCAGATAAAGTGACTGTTCTACCACTGACTGTTAGTTTTTGATTAGTAAGTGGTTCTACTACACCAGTAGATTTGAATGTCAAATTGTAATCTTCTTCATCAAAAGGTTCTAAAGTTAAATCAGAATCAGTCTCTAATGTTCCACTGAAAGCATTACTTGCCACAGTTACATTATATGATTTTTTGATGATGAGATCAGCGCCATTTGTATCTACACTTGCAACATTATTTTTTGTTAAATCACTGAATAAAAATGCCTTAGAGTTGTTCTTAACTTCTAAAGTTACTTTGAATAAATCATTTACTGTTGTATCATTAGATGGTAATTCACCAGAACACACATTAGTTACATTAGATATAGCTTCAAGAGATATACTTGTTGAAGTTTTAGCAGTAACACTATTGTAAGTTGGTACAGTATTGCCTGAAATACTGTATTGAATAATGTCACCAGTTTTAATTCCAATGTTAGCAAAGTTTGCACTTGGAGATGTGATTGTAGATGCACCACCAGACTTAGCACTTACTGTAAATTGTGTTGCAATAGGAGCAATCAAGTGACCAAGACTTAAGATAGGATCTGCACTAAACTTGTAATTTGTTGGATCATTTCCAACTAATTGTTTAACATCCTCCATTCCATAGTCTTCTACTTCCGTAATACTTCTAGAAGCAGTAACACCATTAATAAAAATTTCTTCTCCAACTTGGAATTGTCCGTTTACTTGGTATAAAGTAATCTGACTAGAGTTGTTGGAAGATGTATATGCGAATCCCACAGCATTACTGTTTTGTCCCTCAATGTATGCTGGAAGGGGTACAGTAGTTGGTGTATTTAATTGTAGATATGTAAACGTTTGAACGTCATACAGAGATGATTCAAAGACAGTAGAGGAATCAGCATAACCTACATTTTTCAATTTCAAGTCATAAACTCTAGCAACACCAACTTGGGTTCCATTACCTTCACCAACTGTAACAGTTCTTTTATTGAATAGGTTTACATGAGAATCTGTTCCAACACCAATTGGGGGTGAACCACTTACATGATTAAGTTCAACTTGTCTACCTACACTAAATGGTAACGCCTCATTGACGATCTTTTGAGTGGTGCGAGGTTTAGGAACATCTACAGTTGTGGTATTAAGAGTTTCTATTTCATATCCTCTTACATATGCTTTTCCTGGCCCTATGGACAGACACATTAAGTCATCCGATGGAATATTTCCCTGTTGTGTTAATTGACTAGAGTAGAATGCTCCATCGTTTCCTATTCTATTGTTTAAACACTCTTTAGTTGATATTGGGAATGGGTTGATATAATAGTTTCCAGACTCATCAAATGTTCTTCTTGCTAACTCATCACGAATTAAATTATCAGGATTAGTTCCAGACTTAACAAACTTCTGTAAAACTCCATTCTCCACTCTCATCAATTCTACAAAGTTCTCATCATTTAGATCTGTAAGAGATTTCTTAATTAGAGATGTAGATAGTTTAAATCTGTCAGCACCAGGCGCTGCAAAGTTTGAGAATCCTCTTGCATTATCATATAAGTCATTGTCTATAGCAGAGGCAGTTACAAGTTCTTCAGTTATCAGTAGTCCTATTCTATATGAAGGTGTATTAGAATATTGATCTAGAATTACTGTTGAATCTGAAACGGTTACAAAAAATCCTCTAATGAAATATACACCAGATGCAATTTTTGCTGCAGCACCAGTTGCAGTTGCATTTGATATGAGTGTTGTTGCAAAACTAGCACCAGATCTGATACTAGAAAGAGAGTAGTTTAGATCTTCTTCTAAAAGTAAGTTCTCTCCATCTGCAAATGTTTTTCTTGAGAAATCAGTATCACTAGAACTTTGATATTTGATGTATAAAGTATATGCTCCTTTTGTTGATTCTCTATTTGTAATATATCCTTCTACCTTTGCAGTAACACCACTAGTTTCACCTTTAATTTTTTTGTTCTTTAAATTTTCTAAGTAAAGGGATACAGGAATACCTAAGTGACTGTCATCAATTTGAACACAAGTATATTCGTTATCATATGCAAGTTGGCCTGGGATAACGACAGAACCCTCTTTAAAAAAGTGCTTACCAAACTTTTCAACCTGATTCTGTAGAATAGATTGAAGTGTTGTAAGTTCTCTAGACTGTACAGGTAAGCCTGGTTTGAATAGTACCCTTTGATAGTTTTTTAACTCATTAAAATCATCAAAGTATGGAGATGAATTTAAGTTGGTATTTTGTGGCATTTGTCTTTAGAACTCCAGTACTATCTTGATGTCTTCCTTCTGACTTGCAGATCTAGGAATCGCAGTTCGATTATCAATATAGATTATTTCACCCGATTTGGTATTGAATTCCGCTGATGATATACCAGAAGTGAAACTCATACCTAATTGGTAGGTCTTATTATTTATTGAGGTACTGACACCGTTATAGTTGGTATCAACAGATAATAACGATCCCGAAACGGATGATCCATTAATCGTAACTCCATATCCAGCATCAGGAGTTGAAGTGAAAGGAATAATCTTGTATCCAGTTTCACTAGAAGCAAGACCCATTGGTTGATAATACTTCAACACTCCAGTAACTTTATCCCAAGATGCAACATATCCAATCGCAGTAGAACCAACACCAACTGTCTGTGTAATCTCAGAGTCAACAGCATAGGTTGTTGCTGTTGTTACACCAGAAAGTTTAACTGCTTTTAGACCACTGACCATGGCGGTGTCTAGTAATTCTGTACTACTACCAAACACGGTGGGATTTTTTATTAATCCAACTCTAGCAAAATCATTACCTTCAATGATATCTGGGTTAGTTTCTAATGTTTCAAATCTAGAATATAGTAATGCTCTATATGCACCTAACTCTCTATAAATGTCATATCCATGTCCGCCTTTTGGTGGTATGATTACACTGAACCCTGCATTGGAGGTTGTTCCAATTCCAGTATTGGTAAGGTTAGCAAGAACACCGCCAGACTCAGAGCCAGGAGCGCCTGGGAAGAACTGTATTGATCCGTGGGTATATCCTTCTCCTCCGTCAGTAACAAATACTTCAGATACCTTTCCGAAAGAATCAACCGTAATTGTAGCCTTTCCTCCTGATCCATCTCCGAGAATTGGAACATTGGCAAAAGATGTAGAGATTGGTTGATAGTTAGAGCCTCTATTATCAACAACCACAACTTCGATTTTTCCATCTATAGCGTTAGCCTTTGTTGCAACAGTCTCGCCTTGTTTACCCCAGTTTTCGGGCACTGGTATGTATTCAATAGAGTCAAATTTAACGATCTCTGATGGTTTAATCGTATAAAGATATTTCCAAACATAACCATCGCCACTAGTGCCAGCTGCCCTTGGCTCAAGGTCAACAAATGTGGGTTGGTCATATGAAGGCCTACCCTTGGGGTTCTCAGGGTCTGATCCATTTTGGAGACAAATGTAAACTTTCAAGTCCTCATTCACTATGTAGTAATTTGCTTCATACAAACTACCTTGTGAAGTTATTGGTGTTAAATTGTAGATATTATAGTCATGTCGGTACATTTCATAGGTAGTACCAGCAACCCATTTTACCTTTCTAACAAGTCTGCGAACATCCTTGTCAGTCACTTTCTTCATAGCAATTATAGATTCTTTGATAGAATACTCTTC